GGAATAGATGTTGATAATCCATAAAATGATAAATATAACAAGGTATCAAAGAATTTTTTAAGTTCTGTTAGATTTGACCTGAATAAAATAGATAATTTAGCAAGTTATTTGATAAATGAAGTCTCAATGGAATTAGATCCTGATCATCAACGGCTCATAATAGAAAAAGGATGTTCTAAAATTATACCATATCTGAAATTTAGCAGAGATTATCATGAACTTAGATTTAAACATCGAGTAGCAATATCTATAGCTTACAACAAAAAACCAGAAAAGTGTTTTAAAGTTAAACATTGGAAATTTTCTAATATACATGCACTTGTTAAAATAAAAGGGTTAATTTTGGAAAAAGATAAAGGTGTAGCTTATGTTTCTTATTTTTACAATTCATTGCTAATCAGAACTGAAAAATGGAGATTATCTGATGTTGAAAATTTTTCAGTTGCAGATCTGAGATTTGTCACCACTTTGTTAGCATTTATGAAATCAAATAATAGAATGCCTAAAACTTTTGAAATGCATTTATATGGAAGAATAATAGCTGAAAATTCTTGGGGATTAAGCAAATTTCTTAAGGTTTACAGATATTTTTCATCTGGGATATGTATGAATTCAACAGAAATATCTGGTACTTTGGATAAATTGCTTAAAACAATTGACAAGCCTATAAAGAATAAACTCTCATATTTGATGATAATGACAGCTCTTCAATCAAAATGTGTTTTAAAAGCAATAGAATATGAAAAAACACCTTTGTTTTCTCTAGAATTCAAAAATCTGGGATGGGAATCTTTTTTGGTCAACCTTTGTCCTAGTAACACTTATGGCAAAAATAGACATTTAGAATCAACTATGAAAGAATTGTCAAATGAAATAGATTTGTTCAACAGCCATTTTAATTTAATAAAAGAAATTTATAACGAAGTAGAAAATATAATACTCATTAAAGATGAAAGCAAGCTATATAATTCTTACATGAATCATTTTAAAAACTTACAAAAAATGTCCTTGATTACTGATGGAAGATTTACTTTTTCTCCTGCCTCTCTGATTTCGCTTTACAACTTTGTCAATAATATTAAGATTAATTACAAACACTTTCAAGGATCTCTTCCACCAATATCAGATTTGATGACAGCTAAAGCAAGCACAGATACACTATCAAGTAAGCCGACTTTAGCTGTTGATTCTATAAGTAAATTAGCTAATAAATATAAAACAAGTAGTACATCATTGTTGGCATTAGGTATATTAGAGAAACTTAATAAAGGTCAATTAATAGATTTATTAATGAGAATGTTTGATAAAGATCAAATTGGCGGAGATAGAGAAATATCAATTTTATCCTCAGAATTCAGAATACTTCAAGTAGTTGCAGAAAGATTTTTTGAAAAATTTGCAAAATTAACTGGAATAGATAAACTTCATGACAAAGAAAAAGTAAGAGATTTAATAACTGCTTATGAAGGAGCTGAAAGAAGTAAAATGAAATTATGTTTAACTGCAGATCAGACAAGATGGGGTCCTAATTTTAATACTTTAATATTTGGTCTATTAGCTACAATGATAATGAATAAAACAACAGAAGCATATTTACCTGCCTTAATTTGTTTCTTATCTGAATTTAAAGTTTTTGAAATGCCTCTATGGTTGCCTAATTTGTTGAATAAATCTGATTATGCTTACACTTTAGTTGGAAGATTAGGTAGAAATCATATGGGTCAAGGTATCTTTCATCAATC